ACTAGCGAACTTGGTGTTAGTGATGACAAAAAAGGCGCCAATGCTATTCTAAGAACTGTAATAGGTATTATGTTAAAGCCTAAATCAGCTGTAGAAATGCAATCTTACATTGAACAAATACAAGATAAACTACCTAATGATATTTCTAAAGAAGTACAAGAAGATATGCCCACTCCTCAAGGAGATCCAGAACCAGCCGCGGCACAAAACCAAGGTTCAAACATAGCAAAAGGTACACTTAAAAAAGCATCTGACGGTGCTCCATATGAGTGGAAAGGTGCTCAATGGGTAAATTTAAAAACTGGTAGGATGGCAACTAAACAAATATCCGCAGAATTAGGAAAATAAAATGCTAATAACAGAAGTACTCAAACGCCGTACATGGCAAACATTATTAGAAGCAACAGATAAAAATTTACATTTAGAGCATTTAGAAGATTTAATTTTAAATAACGGATACGATGGTGCTATTTCATCTCTAAAATATATTGATGCTATCAGAGGTATGCTTTACACAGGAGGTAAGGCACAGAGTCAAGTAACAGTTAAATGGGACGGTGCTCCGGCAGTATTTGCTGGCACAGATCCAGTAGATGGAAAGTTCTTTGTAGGAACTAAAGCAGTATTTGGTAAGACTGAACAAAAAGCGGCCAAATCTAATGCTGACATAGACAAATGGTATCCTGGAGAAGGATTAAATGCTAAACTTAAAATAGCATTATCAGAATTAAGTAAATTAGGAATTCAAAAAGTATTACAAGGTGATATGATGTTTACTGATGATTCAATAGAAGAATCAAATATTAATGGCGAAGCACATTTAACATTTACACCAAATACTATTACCTATGCTGTTCCAGTAGATAGCAGTATTGGTAAAACAATTAGACAAGCAAAAATTGGTGTTGTTTTTCATACAACATACTCAGGTGAAACGTTATCTGATATGAAAGCTGACTTTGGTGCTAGTGTAAACAATTTAAAGAAAATACCTAGTGTTTGGGTAGATGATGCTTATTATAAAGATGTTAGCGGTAAAGCAACATTAACAAAAGGTGAAAACCAAACAATAGTACAAGCATTAGGACAAAGTAAAAATACACTTGGTAAAGTAGATAAAGAAAGATTTAATTCATTTTTACAGCAACCTGATTTAGCTAAATGGGTTAAACCATTTATTAATAAAAAAATTACAGCAGGACAAAGTATAGGTGATCCTACAGCATTTGTTAAAGACTTTGTAGTATACTTTAAAGAAAGAATGGACAAAGAAATTGCTGGTTTAAAAAGTGGACCAGAAGGACCTGCGGCACAAAAAAGAATTGAACGTAATTTACAGTTAGAACAATTTGTAGATGATAACTTAAATAACTTGTTAGCAGTTATGGCCGTATATAAACAAGTTATACAACTTAAATTAAAACTGTTAAAGAAATTAGAATTAATAGAACAGAACGTAGGCACGTTCTTAAAAACAGACTCAGGATATAAAGTTACAAACCCAGAAGGTTTTGTAGCATTTGGTATTGAAGGTGGCGCTGTAAAACTTAATGATAGATTAGAATTTAATACAGCAAACTTTAATCAAGCAAAGAGCTGGAGCAAATAATGGCATTTGAATTTATAAAAGAAGAATTAGGCGAAGCTAGAATGTTTAAAGATCCTAAAAGGATTAATGTTAGCAGTCAAGCACGTTTAGGTGATACATTGTATTCTCATTTACTTGGATTACAAGTAATGAAATATGAAAACCCAGCCCAAGCTAAAGCCTATGCTAGAAGCACTATGAGGTTTGCAGGCTTTGATGGTGTACGAGCAGGAGCAACAGATTTACACAATTTGTTAGCAAGTGTTGACAAAGTGCCACAAGCTCAAGTAAAAAGATACTTAATGGACATTGTTAATGGCAGAAAAGATACCCAAGCAGATCGTAGAGCATTAATAATGATTCAAAGAGGCTTAGGTGTTAGAAGTGGTACTACAAATCAAATGAGACGTATTATTGCTGACTGGCCTAGAATGTTACCAAATGAGCGTAAAGTAGCGGCCACTAGACTAGGCTTTGCTTTAAATCACAATGCTAGAGGCAGTGACTTAACGCCTATGTATGTTAAAACAGTTAAAAAGGGTGGCTTGGGAATGGATCAAGCTAAAAGCCCATTATCTAAAAATCCACTTGTATGGGGAGCAGTAGCAGGAGCGGCCTTATACAAAGCTATACGAGATCCACGTTTAAAAGACCGTATAGGCGGTATTAAAAATTAATCTTAGTAGTTAAAAATCTCCAAAATTGTATAAATACTTGTATGTTCGCACTAGCGGATAAAAATTTAGGAGACTTAAAATGGCAGATTTAACAAGAGTACATGGCGCTTCAGGCGTTATGTTCGCAGGAAAAGATGTAGCTTTAACTAGCTTATCTAAAACTAACTTAACACAAGCAGAGCTTGATTCAGCTATCGCTTTCATCCAATTAACAGCGACTATCGTTGGTATTGGTGACGATACAGCAGGTGGATTTAACGCAGGTGCTTCAGACGTAGTTCACGTACTATCTGAAGGTCCAGCTCCAGCGGCAGGTTCTAACTTTGGTGGTGTTACTGGTGTTACGGCGGCTGTTGTAGCACACTTTAACTAATAGTTAGAGAAGTTATACACAATTAAAAATAGGCACTTTTATAGTGCCTATTTTTTTGACTACCCTTTCACGTTAAGATAAGTACATATATAATGAATTATCTTAATCTCAATGAAATAACACAAATACATTTCGAACATACTAGTAAATGTAATTTACTTTGCCCTCAATGTGCTAGAGTTACAGATGATGGTACAGTAAATCCTTATATGCCTATAGACGAAATGTCTTTAGATGACTATAAAAGAATACTAACACCTGATGTTGTTAAACACGTTAATCATGTCTTCTGGTGTGGTAATTATGGTGATAGTATTGCTAGTAATAATTTTTTAGAATGTTTAGAATTTGTAAAAAGCACAGGAATTGAAGGAATAGGTATTGTAACCAATGCTAGTGCTAGAACACCAGACTGGTGGAGAAAGTTAGCAAACATTTTAAATGGACCAAAACAATCAATAACAATTAGTGTAGACGGTCTTAAAGATACTAATCATTTATATCGTGTTAATAGTAATTGGAATAAAATTATTGAAAATGTTACAGCATTTATCGAAGCAGGTGGAGAAGTACATTGGGATTATTTAATATTTGATCACAATATACATCAAGTATCAGAAGCAAAAGAATTAGCAAAAAGTTTAGGAGTTAAAAGTATTAATTTTAAAAACACTAGTAGATTTGTAAAAGTAGAAGAATTTAATAAAGCTAGTAACGATGCCTTAACAGTTAAAACTAGAAAATCAGAACATACTATTTCTAGTAAAGAAAACAAAAACAAATCAAAATATGATCAAATTATAGATAAGTTTGGATCATTCCAAACTTATGTAGACCAGACGCCTATAACTTGTAAATATAAAAAGAAGAACATGATTTATATAGACTTTGAAGCAAAAGCCTGGCCTTGTTGTTGGGTTGGTACTAATAGATACTCTACTGGTAGAAAAAATATACAAACAAAACAAATAATAGATTTACAAGAACGTTACGGAAAAGATTTTAATAGCACAAAAATATATAGTTTAAAAGAAATAATGGAACATAAATTTTATAATAATGATTTAGTTAGCAGTTGGTCTAATAAAATGAATGATAAAAATCCTAAATTATTTACTTGTGGAAGAACGTGTGGAGATAGTTATGAGTTTACTAGTGTGGGTAATTTTAATGAGCAGAGGATAGAATTTTGAGTATGAGTCAATCACATGGATCACCGCACGCCGGTTATAGCTTTGGACAAATAAGAAGCAAGTATAAAATTAGTACATTAGTAGATATTTCTCCATCGGGAATAATATCAGAATATAGAGAAGGTGTACAGATGCCTTTTGTAGATGATTTAAATCAAATTATTAATAATCAAGAAACATGGCATACTAGTAGGAATGAACAGCGTAATTGGGAAACAATAATTCAATGTATTTCAATTAGAGCTCAGCCTATTCTATTAACAAAACCTATTATTACTGAAGTAACTGGTATAGGTAGTAAAGGTTTTGGTTATACAGGAAAACACAAAGTATGGACATTTGAATTTGGTTTTGAATTAGCAGACATATATGCATCAGCTGATGACGAAGTAGGTTTATTAAAAGATCAATTAGATTTAATACCTATTGTAAGTAGCTTAAAAGAGACTGTAAATTTATCTGTTAGTTCACTTGCTACAACAGGCAATAAAGTAAATACGACCTGTATTGCTATAGACATATAAAACTACTTGTGGTCGTATAATTCTTAAGATCAGATAAATAATTACAGTTGGAACTTAACAAAAACTTAGGCAAACTTTATAGGCAACAAACACAGGCACATTGTAAGTAGATCCAGCCCAGAAACATAGTGGGAAAAACAATGGCAGTACTAGACGTTGAAAAAGAAAGCCTCGAAGCACACGTGGACTTATGTGCAGAAAGGTATAAAAGAATGGAAGAGAAACTAGACTCGATTGACGAGCGTATGACTAAAATGGACGAAGTTTTAGTGGAGTTACGTGACGCTATGTACAACGACAAAACAACAAGATCAAAACAAATGATGACAGTTGGAGTAGGAATAATAGGTGCTTTAATATCAGCAGTAGCATTTTTAACCTACCAACTAATTATTCTTAATTAAAACTTCATACTAAATACAAGTATGCTAGTAAATGAAATTACATCAGAAGCAACAATGGCATGGGCCAGATCGGGCAAAAAAGTAGTCCGTAAATTCCGTTGTTCAAGCGGAAGGCTCAAAGGTAAGATTGTAGCGAATCCAGGGAATTGCTACAAAGCACCTAACATACAAAAACGTATTAAACTAGCTATTACAAAAGCCAAGTTCAGTAGACGAATATCTCGTAAGGCTAATAGGACTAAACGTATTAATCCAGCATCTAGAAGAGTACAAGCTCTAAACAAAGCAGGTAGAAGATAATGGAAGCTCGTTATAGTCAACGATATGGGTGGACTTTACAAAAAACTACTGATACTAATTATTGCGAAAACTGTGGCAGACCTGAGCATGAAGGCAGATTAGTCGAACAGTTTATTGATGGGGATAACAAACCAATTGAAATAGTAGTTTGTGATCATTATAGAAAACAGGAGAAGTTCGATGAGTTGGCATAATTTACTTAATGAATTAGATGTTACTAAAGGTAAAGTTACTAAAGTTTCACCTGACGGTAACCAAGTAACAATTAAAACTTCACCTGGACAAGAATTAAAAATAGATGCAAAGAAAGACCCCAATATTGATATTTCAACAGCGGGCGGAAAAACATCTATTAAGTTAAACAAAAAGTCAGGTCCTAACGTAGGACAAAAAATTAAACCTGGACAGAGTGTAGACGTTGAAGAAGATGTACAAGATAATAGAAAGTATCAATCACTAGAAGAATTATACAGCAAACTTATAGATATTGAAAAGCATATTAACCGTTTAAGCGTTATGGATAGTGCTACAGAAATACAAGGCAAACCAGTAACAGGCACAGCTGACATACATGATCAACTTACTACTATGTACAAAAACCTTGAAGGTTTACAAGGTGCTGTAGCAAGAGCATTAAAAGTAGTACCAGCTGAACAAAATCCAGACATACAAAAATTCAAAGCAGGCATGAAAGAAGGCTTTGGCGATAATGCCACAGCAACTCAGGCTTTAAGACTTATGGTTGGCTCTCAAAATTTTGCTAAGGCAAAAAGAGCTTTAGAAATGGCTAAAGCAGGTAAGAGTGTACCAGCAAACTTTGTATCAGGATTAATTCCTTTATTAGATTTATTAGACAACGTAATGTCAGGTAGTATTGCTAACACTAGAATTTTACAACAGTTAGATAAGAGAGCAAAGCAAAAATTAAATATTTCTGACTCAGTTAACGAAGCTGACGGCAACATTGAAGGATACTTAGACTCAATAGACGAGTATGTGGAAATGTTATTTAAAAGTGAACAAATCAAAGGTGTTTCTAAAAATGAGATAGCATACAGAATTCAAAATGCTGTCGATGATATAAGGACTAGAGAACTTGGATTAAAGCCAAGTTTAATTAGAGCAAAATATAACACAGCAGAAGCTGTTCAAAAAAAAAGACTAGTTGATACTGGTTTAGATCTCGAAGAAGGCCCCCAAGACAAACATATTTTTAAAGCCGTGTTTATGGCAGGCGGACCAGGTTCTGGTAAATCCTATGTAGCACAAGAAGTATTAAAACAATTTGATTTAAAAATAGTTGATTCAGATAAAATGTTTGAATACCTAATGTCAAAAAAAGGTATGGACGTAAGCGACCCTAACCAAATTTATAGCCCAGATGGCCAAGCAACTAGAGACCAAGGCAAAGACTTAATGGCAAAACAAAAAGGCTTTTGGTTAGATGGTAAGCTAGGTGTAGTAATAGATGGCACCGGTCGTGATGTTGAAAAGACAGCAAAAATAAGACAAGAAATGATAGATCAAGGCTACGGAACTATGATGATGTTTGTTAATACAGAATTAAGTGTAGCACAAGAAAGAAATTTACAACGTCCTAGAAAATTACCTAGTGATAAAGTAGAACAAATGTGGCGAGCAGTACAAAACAATATAATGAAGTTCCAACAATTATTTGGAGCAGATAGGTTTATTGTTATTGATAATTCAGGCGGACTTGAAGATCCAGAAAGAGCAGAAGCTTTCAAAAGTGTTGAATCAAGCATTAGAAAGTTTTTAAACCAAGAGCCACGTAATAAAATTGCTCAAAAATGGTTAGCTCAGTATAAAAAATAAATGTTTATTAAGATATCACCTATGGTTAGGGTGTGGCTATCTGCCCAAGAAGAAGAGATTTTAGAAAGAATAGCAAACTCGCCAGAACAGCAGATACTACGATCTAACATAAAACAAGAAGAGTACCACGTAATTAACCTTTTGGTAAGTAAAAGTGTATTGTGGCGCAAAAAGCTCACAGATGATGTACTCTATGGCAAAAAACCAAACCTCAGACGTTAACTTTCCTATAATCACAAAGGGTGATAGATTCACCCGTGTGAATGAATCAGTAATATTCCAAATAAAAGGTGGATTATGGCGTTATAAACGTGAGGGTATAAAGATAGAGTTCTATTCTAGATTAGGTGCTGTTAGCTATGCTATAGCTTATTATTTGAATGAAAACCCCGATCAATTCAGGACTTTAGACGATAAATTAGCTAAACATAAGAATGATTGTATGTTTCACAAGCATCATTTAAAAGAAGCATATAAAACCCACAATGAAGAAGCCATAACGCTGTATGAAACACTATTAGAACAGAGTGTATATCGGGCTGATATGGCATTAAATGAATTAAAAGAATTGTCAAAAGCAATCCAACTTGTATAAATACATTATATAAAATTAAAGGGCTAAAATTATGAAATTGGGCGAAATAGAAAAAAGAGTAACAAGTTCTAAAGTGAACCAACAACTCAAAAAAACATTTAATCATGAAATTGATTTTAATAAACTAACACCATCGTTAGCATTAGATATTCTAGAAACTACTAGAACAGACATTAACTCATTTAAACTCAAAGGTGAAAACTCAAATACTAATCCCAAGTATTTGAATGCTATCTTAACTATAGAAGCATTGGAAAAATGGCTCACTGAGAAAAAAATGCCCACAATGATGAAGAAAAAACAAAAAGCAAAATTAACTCCTGTTAAAGAAAATTTAACAGAAGGTGAAATGGAGTCAGCTGAATTAGTATTAGCCGCTAAAGATATGGTTGACCAACTTCAAAAAATGCAAGAGCAACTAGGCGAATTAATGAACGAAAACCTTCCACCATTAGTAGATGCTATTAGAGATGAAATGGGTCAAGATAAAGCAGACTCTTTCTCTAATGCGGCCAAAGGCACTTTAGAAACAGCTTTAGGTTCAATTGAATCAGCACGTTCAGGTATGGACGGTGCTAGTAGAGTTTTAACTGGCGAAGAGTCAGGCGTAGACTTAGGTGCTGAACCAGAAGGTTCAGATGCTATGGAACCAGCTGGTGATTTAGATTTAGATGCTGTTGCTGACTTAGATGCTGAAGAGCCTAAAATGGACTTAGACAGCGAAGAAGGTGGAACTGAAGGCGAGCCAGGATTAGACAGAGAGGAACGCTAAAATGCTACTCTCTGAGTTTGCTCCCACCAAACTTTCAACTTTACTAACATTTTTAGCTAATCGTCTATCAGGCGATAATAAAGAAATGCCTATGAGTGCTGTTATTAGTACAGCACAAAAAATGGGAATACCTTTAAGCTATCCTGCTCTTAAACAAGCATATGACGAAAATCCCGAATTACAAAATATTATTGCTGATATTAGCCAAGACAGGATTATATTAAAAAGCCCAGACGATATTGATAATGATTCAATTGAAGATGAGGATCCAAAAATAGACCCTGATCAAAAAGTAGATCAAATGGCTAAAAGAGCTCTTAATAAAAGATCATCCTAAAACACTTGACTTTAACATATTATTCTGTTATAATGAATGATAGACAGTAAAGGTATGACCAAGTGATTACAAAACAATACGATTATAAACAATTAAAACGTGTAACAACAGAACATAAGCGTCTGTATACAACACCAGAAGGTAAAGCTGTACCTAGTGTTACTACTATACTCGATAAAACTAAAAGCGAAGAAAAGAAACAAGCATTAGCAAATTGGAAAAGAAGAGTAGGAAAAGACCAAGCACAGCAAATTACAACAGAAGCGGCCAGTAGAGGTACTAGAATGCACAAGTACTTGGAAGATTATTGTACTGATGATGTTCTAGCAACACCTGGATCAAATCCATATAGTAAACAAGCAAATAAAATGGCACAGGTTATTGTTGATAATGGTATGGTTAATATGGATGAATGTTGGGGAACTGAGGTTCCTTTATATTTTCCAGAACTATATGCTGGAACTACAGATTGTGTAGGTATATATAACGGACAACCTAGCATTATTGATTTTAAACAGACTAATAAACCTAAAAAAGATGAATGGGTAGATGATTATAAACTTCAATTATGTGCTTATGCCCATGCCCACAACGAAGTATATGACACTAACATAGAACAAGGTGTTATTTTAATGTGTAGCAAAGACTTCGAATTCCAGACTTGGACCTTAAAAGGCGAAGAATTTAAGCTATTCTCTGAACATTGGTGGAACAGAGTAGAATCATACTATCGTCTTATAGCATAAATACTTCTATACAAGGAGTTTAAATATGGCTGTCGTTCAAATATCAAGAATCCAACACAGAAGGGGTAATTCTGACGATTTACCACAATTAGCATCAGCTGAATTAGGTTGGAGTATTAATAATAGAAAATTATATATTGGTAACGGGTCTACTGTAGAAGGTGCCCCTACTGTAGGTAATACTGAAATTTTAACAGAACATAGTAATATTTTAAGCGGATCTAATAGTTACACATACACAGGCGACAGAGCAGGCTACACAGCATCTGGTACTTCAGCAAGACAGCTACAAAGAAAGCTAGATGAAACAGTTAGTGTATTAGACTTTGGTGCTAAAGGCGACGGATCTACTGATGATACTACAGCTATTAATACAGCTTTATATCAACTTTATTGTGTACAAGATACAGATCCATTAGTAAGAAAAACTTTATACTTTCCAGCAGGAACTTATGTAGTTAATACAGATTCAGTAAGAGTTCCTCCTTATGCTCATTTAATTGGTGACGGGCAGGAAAAAACTTTTATTAAAAATACAAAAGAAAGCACACCTGTTTTAAGAACAGCAGATAGTGATCAAAATACATCATCAAGCATTGGTACAGGTACAGCAGTTACTCCAAGATATATTACAATAGAAGGAATGACATTATGGCAATCAGTAGATGAAGATTGTGCTGTAATAGAACAATGTAACGAAGTAAGATGTAATGACGTAGGATTTAAAGGAAGACTATCAGCAGGTCCAACAGCTATTGGTAATAAAAAAGCTGGTGTTAAAATTGACCAAACAGCAACTCACACAGCAACTCATATTGTGTTTGACGGTTGTGATTTTAGTTTTATTGAAGTAGGTGTAATAAGTGACGTAGCATTTAAGAACGTAGTATTTGATAAATGTTCTTTTGCTTATAATTATGAAGCATTTAGAATTGGTGAAAATTTAAGTTCAGGTAATGCTAACGGATTAAGAATACAAAATTCACATTTTGATAATATAACAGGTAGAGCTGTTTATCTTTTTAACGGTAAAGGTTGTACATCATCTTTTAATACATATAGAAATGTTGCTACAAATTTAGCTGGAGCAGGTAACCCTATTGCTCCTGTTGTTGAATGGAGTCAAGATGGTAACGGAAACTTTGGAGACTGGTTTGAAAGAAACGATACAGATGCTGTAACTTTCCCAAGGGTTGAACACAACGGTAAAGAAGTTTATACAGCATTAGCTGACAACTACATTGGTTATGGGCATCATAAAACGTACCCAGGTAAGAAAATTACTCTTACTGATAATCAAAGTTCTGCTAGTACAACAGGTTTAAGTTTTAGTAGAACAACAGAACAAAATTTACAAATTTCATATTCGATTAGTAGAAATTCAAGAGTTAGAACAGGACAACTTTTAATAACAAATACAAGTGCTGAAAGTAGTATAGCAGATGAATTTATTGAAGAAGCAGATGTTGGTGTAACTTTTACTGTTGATCGAAGTGGCGGTACTACTACACTAAAGTATCAGACAAATAACCAAGGTGCTGATGCTTACTTTTACTACAAAATTGACAAATATTATTAATTAAAAATGTTCGACTTATCATACGAGGATAAGATTCGTGCTTGGCGGACTTTTCGTCTTGACGTTTCTTGGTTAGACAGGGAAGAAATCTTAGTAGAAACAGCCAAATTATGGGCAAAGGCTCCTATAGCCATGCCTCATTTAGCTTTTGACTTACCTAGAACTTGGCCTCAACCTTGGGAATTGATTAGTTGGGACCGTTGGGACGAAGTTGGAATTAATCTTGGAATTTATTATACACTTTTTTTGACAAATAGATTTGACAAACGGGACCTAGATGTAGTAATATATAACAATAAAGAAAGTTCGACACTGACCCCAACTGTAGATGTCTACAGCAAATATACTCTTAATTGGAGTTACGGGCAGGTTGTAAATACTTCTATAGTGGAGGAGACCAGCAGTAGAAGTTGGCGTTACAATTATGTTGAACTTAGAACTGAAACATACTTATAATAGGGAAACCGGAAAAGAAGATAGAAAAATTATGTCCACTCAAAACTCACAAATTCAAATAATCAAAAGAGACGGTAAGAAAGAACCATTAGACTTAGAAAAAATGCACAAGGTTGTATTTTATGCTTGTCGAGATTTAAAAAATGTTTCAGCTAGTCAAGTAGAAATCAACAGTCATTTAAGTTTTTATAATAATATTAAAAGCGACGAAATACAAGAAACATTAATTAAAAGTTCAGCAAATTTAATTTCAGAAGATTCACCAAATTATCAATTTGTTGGCGGAAGATTAATTAACTACCATTTACGGAAAATGGTATACGGACAATTTGAACCTTGGCACATTTTAGATCTAATTAAAAAAAATGTTCAAGAAGAATACTACGATACGGAATTATTAAAAACATATACAGAACAAGAATGGGATACCATCAACGGCTTTATAAAACACAGTCGTGATGAAAACTTAACGTATGCCGCAATGGAACAATTTAGAGGAAAGTACCTAGTACAAAATAGAGTTACTGGAGAGCTTAAAGAAACGCCTCAAATGTGTTATATGCTTATTGCGGCAACATTATTTGCTGAGTATCCTACAAACACAAGATTACGTTGGGTAAAAGAATATTATGATGCTATTAGCAATTTTGATATTAGTTTACCAACCCCAGTTATGGCAGGAGTTAGAACACCACAAAGACAGTTTAGCTCTTGTGTATTAATTGAAACAGATGATAGTTTAGACTCGATTAATGCTACTACAAGCTCTATAGTAAAGTACGTTAGTCAAAAAGCAGGCATTGGGATTGGCGCAGGTTCTATTCGTGCTTTAGGGTCACCTATTAGAAAAGGAGATGCTTATCACACAGGCGTTGTTCCTTTCTATAAAATGTTTCAAGCGGCGACAAGAAGTTGTTCACAAGGTGGTGTAAGAAATGGAGCCGCAACTCTTTATTATCCAATTTGGCATTACGAAGTAGAAGATTTATTAGTGCTAAAAAATAACAAAGGTACAGAAGATAATCGTGTACGACATATGGACTATGGCGTACAGTTTAATAAGTTAATGTATGAACGCTTAATTGCTGGTCAAGACATTACACTTTTCAGCCCACACGATGTACCGGGCTTATATGAATCCTTTTTTGAAGACCAAGACAAATTTAAAGAGCTTTATGAAAAAGCCGAAAGGTCAACTAAGATACGCAAGAAGTCAATTCCTGCTTCTAAGTTATTCGCGGCCTTTATGGAAGAACGTAAAAACACAGGCAGAATTTACTTAATGAATGTAGATAATGCTAACGACCACGGAGCATTTAAGAAAGATATTGCTCCTGTAAGACAAAGTAATTTATGTTGTGAAATTAACCTACCTACAAAACCTTTAACAAGTTTTGATGATCCGGAAGGTGAAATTGCTTTGTGTACACTTTCGGCAATTAACTGGGGTAACATAAAGGACCCAAGAGATTTTAACAAACCATGTGAGTTAGCAGTAAGAGGATTAGATGCTTTATTAACGTATCAAAATTATCCTGTTAAGGCGGCAGAAATGTCTACTATGAAAAGACGTCCATTAGGAGTAGGAATTATTAATCTTGCTTATTGGATGGCTAAAAATAATATGACATACAGCGATCCAGATTTAGATTTAATTGATCGCTGGGCAGAAGCATGGAGTTATTACTTAATTAAAGCAAGTGCTGATCTGGCCGCTGAAAAAGGTGCTTGTTCTGGTAGCAATGAAACAAAATATGGCGATGGTATTTTACCTATTGACACATATAAAAAAGAAGTAGATGAATTAGTTCCACACAAAGAACGTATGGCATGGACTAGTTTAAGAAAACAGTTACAAGCTACAGGAATTCGTAATTCAACATTGATGGCATTAATGCCAGCAGAAACGTCGGCACAAATATCTAATTCAACTAATGGTATTGAGCCACCTAGAAGTTTAGTAAGTATTAAACAAAGTAAGCATGGTGTATTAAAACAAGTAGTTCCGGGTATTCATCAACTAAAAAACAAATATGAATTGTTATGGGATCAAGAAAGCCCTGAAGGTTATATTAAAATTATGGCAGTATTACAAAAATATATTGATCAAGGCATTAGTGTTAATACAAGTTATAATCCTACCTTCTATGAAGATGAAAAAATTCCTATGAGTACTATGCTTGGACATCTTTTAACTTTTTACAAGTATGGCGGTAAGCAGTTATATTATTTTAATACATATGACGGTGCTGGTGAAATAGAAATTAAAGATATAGTAAGCCAAGCTGAAGAAGTAACTAACGAACTTTCTAGAGATGATTTCAATAGTGATCAAGACTATGATGATTATTGTGAATCTTGTACAATTTAAATAGTAGTAAATATGGAAAGTTTAGAACAATTCAAGTCTTCGGACCTTTACCAAAAGATAATTGACCATTTTGATTATGTTGTTGAGGATGTAGCAACAGAAGATGGAATGTTCTTTACTGAAACAAGAAGACAAGGCCTTATTCGTTGGACATCACTAGATGTATTTTATAGAATTTGGTTAGTACAACAAGCTAGTAAAGGACAAAAGATTTTAGACTTTGGAGCAGGCCCTAATCTACTTTCTAAATGGTTTGACATATATGCTGTGGATAAAGATGTATGGAAAGAGCCATCTGTGCTATGTGATTACACAGGAGACTTTAGGCAGTTTAAATCTTTTGAAAGATTTGGTGGAGGAATAGCACTTTGTTCTTTACATTACTGGACAAAAGATGTTATAATAGAGTTAATGGGTAGAATGATGGATCATATTGTAGAGGAACCAGGCCGTAGGTTGTATTGTACGTTTAATACTAACAGACTAAAGGAACCTGTTTCTCATAGAGTTTTAGCTGAACAGATAAGTAGTTACTGTTCACAAAAACATTGGAAAGTTATATACACATTTGCTCGTGAACCTAAAGGATTCTACGGGTACGATGGGAATGTACAAATAATGGCAGAGAGAGAATGAAGCAGAAAACAGTATTTCAAACAAACAACAAAAAGAATCACGCTGAAAAGTTAGCTTTTCTAGACCCTACAGGTGGCGTTGATATTCAACGATACGATACAATGAAGTATCGTCAATTTGACAAATTAACAGATAAGCAGTTAGGGTTCTTTTGGAGGCCTGAAGAAGTAGATATTTTAAAAGATGCTAAAGATTTTAAAGAACTTACAGATTGGGAACGCCATATTTTTACAAGTAATCTTAAAAGACAAATTCTTTTAGATAGTGTACAAGGAAGAGCACCAGCAGAAGCATTTGGTCCTATTGTTAGTTTACCAGAATTAGAAAACTGGATTATTACCTGGACATTTAGTGAAACAATTCATAGTAGAAGTTATACACATATTATTAGAAATGTATATGCCAATCCAAGCATTGTATTTGATGAGATGTTAGATATTAGAGAAATTGTTGATTGTGCTGATAGTATTACTGTAGCATATGATGATTTAATTCAGCAGTCTAAAATATTTGAATTACTTGGACCTGGAACACATACTATTAATGGTAAAAAATATACTATTACACCATATGAACTCAAGAAGCTACTATGGAAGTCGCTAATGAGTGTAAATATATTAGAAGGCGTTCGTTTTTACGTTTCGTTTGCTTGTAGTTGGGCATTTGCTGAACTTAAGAAAATGGAAGGTAATGCTAAGATTATTAAGTTTATTGCTAGGGACGAAAACGTTCATTTAGCAAGTACTCAGACGCTTTTAAAGTTACTACCAAATGACGATCCAGATTTTAAAAAGATTAAAGAAGAAACAAACGAAGAATGTATCGATATGTTCATGGATGCTGTAAAGCAAGAAAAAGCCTGGGCAGATTATTTGTTTAAAGATGGGTCAATGATTGGGTTGAATGCTGAACTACTTCATCAGTATGTAGATTGGATCGCTCACAAAAGAATTACAGCGGCCGGCTTACAAAGTCCAATTAAAGTAGACTCTTCAAACCCTCTACCATGGACAGAGAAATGGATAGCAGGTAGTGATGTACAAGTAGCACCACAAGAAACTGAAATCAGTTCTTATGTAATTGGTGGAACAAAACAAGATGTAACTGAAGAAACCTTTAGTGGTTTTAAGTTATAGGAGTCAAAAATGATAACAGTATATACAAAAAATGTTTGTCCTTATTGTGTAAAAGCTAAAAACTATTTAGAAAACAAAGGGATAGAATACGAAACAGTTAACATAGAAGAAAATCAAACTGAAAGAAATTGGTTAATGGAAAATGGATTTAGATCTGTACCTCAAATCTTTGTTAACAAAAAACTATTAGTCGAAGGCGGTGCCAACGAACTAATAAGAATGTCTAAAGAAGAAATACTCAATAAACAACAAGAACTAATCGAGGAAACAAATGCTGGTAACGAGCCAATATAAAGAAAACGAAATAATTTGTTTTAGAATTACTACAGGTGAAGAGATTGTAGCAAAGCTAAAAGATGAAGACGATAAAACATACAAAGTTACAAAACCATTAGCATTAGTTAATGGACCAAAAGGTGTTGTCATGGTACCTGCTATGGTTACTGTAGATAAAGATACTGAAATTACTTACAACAAATCAGCTATTATTTCTACTAGTAAACCTAATAAAGCAGTAGAAGGAAGTTATGTAGAAAATACTAGCGGACTTGTAATGGCAAAAGCCAACGACGCTAAAATTAAAGTATAACATACATTGTCTAAAATAACAGTAAATTCTTGGGACGAGTTCCAA